CCCCAGTCATGTAGAACTGGGACCATCTTGTTTTTCCGTTCGGGAGCGGCGCGCTGCTTTTTCCGTCCCCGCCTTTAACTCCCCCGGCTGATCCGCCTCCTCATCCCACATCAGGAAGGAATGGAGAATTGTTGCAGCAGGTACGGCAAGGCTGTACGGGCTGGCTATCTCTAGCGCCCGGTCGATGGTTCGCTGCGCCTCGCGCTCATCCATGCCGCCGCCAATCAGGCCAAGCCGGATCGGTTGCAGTACATCGTCAATCTTCCACTGCGATGTCAGAAGGCGCGTGAGGATAACAAAGCATCCGGCATCCGAGCGCTGTTCAAGCGCCCGAAGCTCACCAATGCCGAGACAGAAGTCATGCTCACCTGCGGGCCACACAAAAGAACGGGCTGGCCGCATTATGGAGCAACCTTAGCGGTACGGGTCGGAACACCATCGAACTGAATTTCGATATCGGCGCTGACTTTCTGACCCTTCTCGACGGCATTGTTGAGGTTCACCAGATAAGCAGGGCCGGTCTCATATTCCGTATCGCCTACAGCAGCTTTCACGTGCTGGATGCGGATATTTTTGACCTGACCGTTGTACCACCAGTCCATCATCATTTCGTGGCTCTGCGCGGCCCAGATACCATTTGCCGAAATGGTCACTTCCGAAGACTGCACAGCGCGCTCAATAGCTGAAGGCAGGCTTTCGTCGTCACAATCCTGCGGCACTTCCGTGGTCTGCATGTTGTGCTGGCGGTTGATGCCGCGCTGAGTGAGGCCGCATACCTTCGTGAACGTACCGGCGGTTTCAGTCTCGACTTCGAGGATGAAATCAGGGAATGCGGCTGTGATCGGCTTGGTAGCCATGTGCTTTCTCCATGCGAAAACGGGCCAGCTATTCGCCAGCCTTAAAAGGGCTTGAGGCCCGGTTTCAGGTGAATGGGCTTACTTCGCCCGGTTACGGCTCTTCAGAGCGCGTTTTTCATCGCGTGATGGGCTTTGAACCTTGGTGGCCCAGCCCTTCGACACGCAATAATCGATGAAGTCCTGCGGACGTTCCTGCGGCTCTGGTGACGCCTTCGCGTTGAATGAGAACCGGCTTTGTGGCCGAGACCAATTGCATTCGACCTTGAAGATTGCCCACGCCATCACGCTATCTCCACTTTTATCTCGACCTGGATAATTCCGTGCGAGGTCAGACCATCAGGATCGGAAACTACTTGGCAATAAGGGACTGTCATTTCGACAATTGCATTGTCGGAAAGGGAAGGTGCATCTCGTATCAGCGCCTTTTTCACGCCATCCGTGATGTTCTTGCACTCGCCCTTACCCACCGCACGCGACCATACATCCAACTGGATTGTATGCGTCTCTGCTTCGATACACTCCGCACTATCATCAACGATGTCTGACGGCCCGAAACTGACATACGGAAACGTCGCATTGTCTGGTACTCGGTCATAAACGCGTCCACCGGCAAGTGTCAGAACATCCGGGACGGTGCGCAATTTCGCGTATAGGTATCGCTGAAGCTCTTCGGAGATATTCACGCGCCGTTTTCCCTCTTAATCGCTTCTCGGATAGCTCGCGTTATTCGTGACCGAACGCGCTTCCTGTTTACGCGCCATGAACCGTAGAAAAATGGCTTAGGCCCCATTTCCTGGGTTCCGAACTCAAGCAACCGTGCGAGCTGAAACTGATTTCGACTGCCGACCCGCGTTTTCTCGCTGCCTGCAAAGATCACAATGCGCATGGTGTTGTATTTCCGGTTCTGAACTTCACCGATCACCATGGAGCCTTTCGGCGCATCACCCCATGTCCATCCGATGGTATTGGCCAACTCGCCAGTGTCACGCGGAACCCGGCGCTTCATCATGTCCACGACTTCCTGAGCGCCCTTCTCCATCGCATCCGAAGCGGCTTTGCGAATTGCTTCCGGTATCGTTTTGGTCAGTCGTTTCTCTAGGGCTTTGATGCCGTCCACCATGACATCACCCCGTAGCTACGCCGCTTTCGCACGTGAGCGCGATGAATTGGCGGTTAACTTCGTGCTCTATATCTCTGATATTGAACGATTTTCCGGTACGCACATCACGAAGCATCCAGTCCGTGGAAATCATCCGAGTGTTGGACGAGTTGCGGACCCGGATAACCTGGGTGTGCTTGCCCTGAAGTCTTCCGGCAAGGACACTTTCACCGCCTCTGAGGTGGATGAACTCGGCGCGGGTTTGGAACTGCTCGACAAAGTCGGACACGGTATTGCCCATGCCGTCGTCAACGTTTTCGCGTTTCAACAGCGCCACCTTGTAATAAAGGCTTCCTGCGGAGCGGGTGTCTGGCATGGTGGCCTCTATCAGTATGCGAAGGATCGGTGATGGGCGGTCATGGCTTTGACGGCGGCGGGCACTTCCTCGCCAGACTTGTCATAGAAATGCTCAGCCAGCATCAAGGACGCCTGAACAAGCTTCACAGGCACGTTCCCCGCCCCGATGCCTGCCGTGAATATGACCGTTGCGCTCTGCACTCGCGGCGCATTCTCGATCACAAGGCGGTTGTCCACGATCTCATAATCTGTGATCGTTCCCGGCACACCAACCTCATCAACATAGGTGATCGAAGTGATTTCCGGATTTGGGTAGCCATCGAATGACAGGATGAAGTTGGTTCCGGTGGCCGTGAACTCGGTTTCGAGCAACACGGTTCCGCAAGCGTCCTGCACCCATTCAACTGCTGCATCCAGGTACTGTTGAAGGATCGCGTCATCGTCGCTGTTAAAAACGCCGGTATCATCGGCATTGCGCGTCTGTTTGCGCAGAAGATCGAGCGAGACGACTTCACCGACCGGATTTCCAGACTGTACGATCTTCATGGCACCCTCATAATTGGAAGAACGGGGCGCAATGAAGCGCCCCGCTTGGGATCGATTACGGGGTTACCGGAGGCTCCGACAGGTCGCCGTAGATGATGCCTTCAGGGCGGAGTGTTTCGAGCTGGATGCGCTCTTCCAGAAGGATCGTGACCTTGTTGGTGACGAAGTTGTCACGGTCTTCGGTCGAACGGCGAATTTCGATGCCCTTACGCTGCCAGAGAAGCGTGTTGCCGACGAAGCCGCCGACGATAAACTTGCCCTGGGGGATGCCCTTGGTGCGCACAACCGGAAGGCCCCAAGCGGTATTGCCTGCGAAGGCTGGGTGCAGATAATGGCCGTCGGCGTCTTTGGTCAGATCAAGAGCCGCAGCATCGAGGTGGTTCATCACCACCGCCGAAGCAACCAGATCGGCTTCCGCAACCTGCGCAATGGCGATACGAATATCGTCCATGGCGTTCGTCGGGGTGATGCCCGGAACGGTAGCTGGCACATACGCGGTCGAATTGGCGATCAAGCCGTCCACATGGTTCGCGGAGCCGTCACCGTTCAGCACTTCGGCTTCTTCCTTCAAGAGAAGGCCGTAGAGGCCGCGCTGATTGATGTAGGCCTCAAGGCCATCGACATCGTCCAACGTTTCCTCGTTGATGCGGAAGAAGTGAGCCAATTTGACCATCGGAGCCGATTTTGCTGCGAAGGTCAGTTCGGACTGCGGCTTTTGCGCACCAGGTGCGACGGTTGCTGCGTTGTTGGTGTAACCGGTTTCCTGAAGGTATTCGATCACCGCCGCAGAAGTTGGCGACGACGGGATCACGTCTCGCAAGAACAGCGTCTGATTGACTGGCTCGATCAGCCCACGATTAGCCCGGCGTACGCCAGCAGGCAGTGTGACCGTGCCGAACGAAGCGGACGTAATGTCCTTGATCTCGACGGTCTCACGTCCCATGATGCGAGACTTGAAGTCCTTCTGTTCAGCGACAAGGCGACCGAACGACTTTGCTTCGTCCTTGCGAGCCGACATCTGGCGGGTAACATCCACCATCTTCTCGCCAAGCTCTTCGATTTCCTTGCGGCTTTCTTCGATCCGGCCCTTGATGTCGGTGATATCCTCGCCAGAAGCCTTCTTCTCATCGAGAAGCTTCAGCTTTTCGGAAAGGTCGGTCTGCGCCTGCTTCACTTCGACAAGCGTCTTCGTTGCGCCGTCAAGCGCTTCCTTGATTTCGTTGTCCATGGGGTTTCTCCTATGACGGACAATCAGAGTTTGAAGGCGCGGGAAATGGCCTTCGCGGTCTCCGAAGCGGACGCGTCACGCTGTCCATCGCCCAGAGCTTGCGGCGCGAGCGCGGCTTGCGCTTTTGCCAGCCAAGCAGGGAAGCCCGCGTCTCGCAGGGCATCTTCCACGGCTCGTTTGAGAGGAACGAAATCACCGGATTTCGTTGCCGTAATTACATCACCAACGCTCTTAACAGCGTCGATTGTCGCCTCCATCAACATTGGATTGGCGACGATGGAAATTTCGAATAACTCCACCTGCTTCAGTTCGCGGGCGTTACCCTTACGGTCGGCCTTGACCGTTCGGAAACCGATGGAAAGTCCGGAAATAGCCTTCATCTTAAGAAGGTCGAATGTTTCTCGCCCCTTGACCGTACTCATCGCGAGTTGTCCGTCCACTCGGAGGCCTATGTTATCCTCTTCAAGAACGAACCACCTGCCTAGTGGCGTATCGCTGTAGTGGCTCCACAACATGAGCGGATGTCGCTTTTTGAGGCTCTCTGTAAAAGCGCCAGGCAAAACGATATCGCCGCCCTGATCGATGATGTTGAAGCGTGAGGCGTAACCCGAAATCATGCCTTCATCGCTCACAGCCTCGGTTTCAAGGCTGGCGAATTTCGTTTCAAGCTGCATTGTTTGCCTCTTTGGTCGTGGAGGACGGGATGAAATCACCGCCGGGAACCGGGTTCATACCCATGCGGGAGCGGACATCGTTCTGTGTCTCCCAGCCCGTATTGTTGCCGAGCGCCTTGGCGGCATATTCGGCCTTCATCGTCAGATCGCCTCGGTAGTATTGTGTTTCATCGAGGTTGACGAACTCGTCAGCCCGGAGAAGCGAGAACTGGATCGCCTGCTCCCACCGGCGCAGCCACGGCGATAACGTTACTGTGACGTGATAATCCATCGCGTCAGATATGCGGGTCAAAGACTGTCCCGCAGCGTCATGGGCAAGGAATATCGGGTGGATGCCGTAGGCCCGCGCAACCTCTTCGATCAGGAAGCGGCGGGTTTCCATAAGCTGCATTTCAGCCTGTGTTGGAACGATGCTCTTGTACTGCGACCCGCTATCGAAGATCGGAGTTCCGGGCAGCTTCCCCTTGATGGCGTCCAGAACCTTCTTAGCGGCTTCCGGGCTTAGGACTTGATCTGTCGTGATAAAGCCTGAAATCGACTTCTTCGCGCCGTCCTCGTCCTGGCGGTCTTCCAACCGGAGGGAAAGCTCCAGAACCTTCCTGATCTCGGTTGAGATATCCAGCCCTTCGGTATCCTGCCAACGC